AGCGCGGCCGGTTCCCGTGTCCGCGCCCGGCGCCCTTCGCGTCGTCACTGATCCGCGGGGTGCAACGCGAGCACTCCCGCAAGCCCGATGCGCTGCAGGACGCAATCGACGCGACGTGGCCTGACGCGCGCAAGCTGGAGATGTTCGCCCGCCGCCCGCGCGAGGGGTGGGCGTCATGGGGCAACGAGGTGGACCGGTTTCCCGGCGTGGCGACGGGGTGAGCGAACGCAGGCAAAAATCGAGCGAGGGGCGGCATGACGATATCCTACAGGCAGTTGCGGGTGGGCGACGAGGTGGCGATGGAGGCGCGCGGCGGAATCGTGGCCGAGGAACTGCCGGCGCCGGAATGGTATATCCTTCGCGCAGCGCCTAAGGCGGAATTGGCCGCGATCGCGTGGCTGGCGCGGAACGGGGTGCCGGACGCGTGGTGCCCGACCGAAACGCGCTGGCGGACCATGCCGCGGGGGCGACGGAAGAAGGTGCCCTATGAGGCGCCATTGGCGCCGGGATACGTGTTCGCCCCGTTCACGCGCCGGCCGGTCTGGCATGTCCTGCGCGAGCGGGCGAAAGGCAAGCTGACCGGCGTCGTCGCCCGGCAGGGCATACCTCTGGTCATTCCCGAGCCAACCATCGCCAGGATGAAGCATGTACCGGGGCGCATCGCCGCGATACGAAAGCGCGAGGAGGAGCGCCGCCGCATTCGGCCGGGGGACAGGGTCGACGTGGTCAGCGGACCGCTTGCGGGCTGGACGATCGAGGTCTCGCGCATCCATGCCGGCATCGCCTATTTCGTGGCACCGCTGCTTGGCGAGCGCGAAGTATCGGTGCCGGCGGAACGACTGCGCAAGGTCCGGGATTGAAACACCAGAGATTGTGTGCTAGGGACAGCACAATCCGGTGAGTAATCCCTGATCGGGACAGAAAGCCTAGGAGATGCCATACCGCTACCCGATCGGGCCACGGTATGCGCGAGTGCAGCGCAATGCCTGACAATAAAACGCGCAGGAGGATGCCATGGCCAGGCTGGAACTGCGCATCGAGGGTAACAACCATCAGCACTTCCAGCGGGCGGCCGAGGCCCTGGGCTCCGAAAAGCAGGCATGGAAGGCGGCCCGCCGCGCGGTCAACAAGACGGGCGACAAGGCGTTCACCCAGGTCAAGCGGGCAGCGGCCAAGCAGGTTGGCCTGACGCAGAAGAAGCTGGTGGAACTGGGCGCGATCCGCAGGCGCCGCGCCAATTTCGACAACCTGTCCTACGAGATCAGATCGAGCGGCAAGGCCCTGTCGCTGAAACACTTCAAGGCGAAGCAGTTCAGTTTCGGTGTCCGGGCGAAGCCTTGGGGCCGGACGCAGAAGTTCTATGGCGCCTTCATCAACGTCGGCACCTGGCGCAGCGGCGTCCCGTTTGACGACGGGCATGTCTATCGCCGCACGACGACGAAGAGCTTCCCGGTGCGGCGCATGTTCGGCCCGGCCATCCCCGAGGAGATGGTGCGCGGCGAGGCGCGGGATGCGTTCGAACGCGCGGCCGATGGGCTGGGCGACAGGCTGGCACACGAGGTAAGGGTGCTGACCGAGGGCGTGGTGTCCTAGTTCTTGACATCGTGTGGGCTTCATCCACGCCTGGGTGGCGTAGGAGGGTCACGATATGATGAAGCAAGCAGCGGCCGCAATGGTGGTGGCGTTGAGCGCCCAAGGTGCCGCCGCGAAAGACAGCGATTATCCGGGCAAGTGGGTGAGGCAGGCGGTTTGCAGTGACGTGGTGCAATCTGTGGCCGCGCCTAATGAGGGCTGGAAGTGGGTCGCGGTGCTCGCATGGGCGCAAGGGTATCAGTTCGGCCACGCGATCAGCGCCCAGCAGAATGGTGGAGAAGGCGCGCAGCTTAACAAAGAAGTCTACGCCACGGCGGTCATGATGCAGTGTCGGGACAATCCCGGCATGGATGTGGTGGAGGCCGTGGTGCGAGTGCATATGACCATGGCCGCGCAGTAGGGTTCCAAACATTTGAAATACGCAAGGCGTCGAGGCGCTGTAATACCAACGACGCCTCTGACCGAAGCCGATGGCAACATCGGAGAGCGGCTATGCCACGGATTAAGCGCAAGTGCGAAATCTGCCAAGCAGAATTTCATGCACAAGGTAGCTTAGGACATACGCGGTGCATCAAGTGCCGCAAGCGCAAGACAGACGGGACGTGTCCTGACTGCGGGGTTCGCCTTGAGTCTGGGCGCAAGAAGCTCTGCCAAGCTTGCGCCGTGCAACGGGAAAAGGCGCGGTGCAAAAGGAAAGAGCGACAACGTCAAAAAGACAATGCTGCATTTGCCAAGCGCCTAGTGGGGTGCGAAGGCTGCGGAACGCTAACGCCGCGTGGATCGCGGGCAAGAGTCCATATCTTCTGCTCATTCTGCGCCGAGGCACAAGATGTTTACGCGCGGAAGACACACTACGGGCGCTTTCCGTTCATCGATCGGGTTGAGGCATTTCACCACCGAAAAGAACAGGTGGAAGACAGGGCAAAGCGTAAGCGCCCAGGTCGACAGCAGAGTGCCCATGTCACTGCATGGAGGCGACGGCAAAGGCAGATACAGGCGGCCCGTGAAAAGCCGTGGCTGCATCCTGATCTGACAAGGCAGGAAAGAGCGAAGCTTAGATGCAAGATGGACGTCGAATATGTCCTTAAAGAGCGGGCGCGCAGTCGGGTTAGAAAAAAAAGTGCAATAAGCACTTCCTTAAGTACATGAGGCGGGGAGTTCTGTCCGAGACAGGTAGAGCAGGAAAAGGCCTGGAAGGCGCGCTTGGCTACACAATGCGGGAGTTGAAGCGGCACCTTGAGCGGCAATTCACTAAAGGCATGACGTGGGGCAAGTTTAAGGCCGGTGATGTTCATATCGACCATATCAAGCCGCTTAACACGTTCGACCATACAGACCCGGCTGAGGTTCGGAAGGCATGGGAGCTAACCAACCTTCGCCCGATGTGGGCGGCAGACAACATGGCTAGGCCGCATGACGGGTCGGACGTGCTGCTTTAACCCCCTCCCGGATTAACAAACTTTCCCGGCCCCCGGCCGCACTCGGGGGTCCGCAGCCGCCCGAGACTTGGCTAGTTTTTACCATCTGGTAAAGGACTTCCCTACTGATGCCCGAGAAACGCCCGCCAGGTTTCGTCAGCCAATTGCAGCTTGCCGAGCTTCTGGGGGTAACGCCCAAGACGATCCGTGCATGGGAACGGCAGGGGTGCCCGGTCGAGGAAAAGGCGCGCCGCGGCAAGCCCTCGAAATACAGCATTGCCGCGGTGTTCCGGTGGCGCGAGGAGCAGGCGCGGCTGGCGGCATCGGGCGACCTCGATGCCATGGACATGGAGGAGGCGCGGCGGCGCAAGCTGGCGGCCGAGGCCGCGGCGGCCGAGCTGGCGCTGGCGCGTGAGCGTGACGAGGTTGTCGAGATCGAGCTGGTGTCGAAAGAGGTCGGCGCGGCGCTGGCCGCGTGCCGGTCGCGGCTCTTGCAGGTCGGGGCAAAGGTTGCGCCCCAATGCGAGCTGACACCGGATGCGGCGGCGGTGAAGGAATTGATCGACGACGCGATATTCGAGGCCCTCGATGAAATCAGCGGCGACGCACTTGAATACGCCGGAGCGCCAGACGGCGACGGTGCGGACGGCGCTGAGGCGGCTTCTCGAAACCACGATGAGGCCGCCGCCAAAGCAGACGCTTAGCGAGTGGGCGGATCAGAACCGTGTGCTGTCGCCCGAGGCGTCGGCCGAGCAGGGGAGATGGAATACCGCCCGCGCGGAATACCAGCGCGGGATCATGGATGCGATCACGGACACAAGGGTCCACACGGTCTCCGTACGCAAGCCCAGCCAAACCGGCTGGACCGAGATATTGAACAATGTCGTCGGCTATTTTATCGACCGCGACCCGGCCTCGATGCTGATCATCCAGCCGACGGTCAAGATGGCCGAGACCTGGTCGAAAAAACGGTTGACGCCGATGCTGCGCGACACGCCGTGCCTTAAGGGCAAGATCAGGGACGCCAAGAGCCGCGACAGCGACAACACGATCCTGGAGAAGGGCTATCCCGGCGGGTACATGGCCATCGTCGGCGCCAACACCCCGAACGACCTGGCGTCGCGCCCGATGCGGATCGTGCTGGCCGACGAGGTGGACAAGTACCCGGCGAGCGCCGGCGACTTCGGCGACCCGCTGGCGCTTGCGGCCAGCCGGCAGACGACGTTCTGGAATCGCAAGACACTGATCGGATCGACGCCGGGCGAAAAGGACCGGTCCACGATCGAGCGTAAGTTCCTGGAGGGGGATCAACGATATTACCACGTTCCGTGCCCGCATTGCGGTCACGAGCAGGTGCTGCGCTGGGAGCAGGTGATCTGGGACAAGGACGAGGACGGGCACCGGCCGGAGACGGCGCGATACCTGTGCGAGGCGTCCGACTGCGGGACGCTGTGGAGCGATGCCGAGCGGTGGCGTGCAATTCGGCGGGGCCGGTGGGTGGCGACGGCACCGTTCAACGGGCATGCGAGCTTTGCGATTTCGGGCTTCATGAGCCCGTGGCTGACGCTCGAGCAAATCGTGCGAAAATTCCTGGCCGCCAAGGATTACCTGCCGGCGATCCGGCAGTGGCAGAACGAGGTGAAGGGCGAAGCCTGGGAGGATCGCGGCGAGCAGCACGACCCTGAGGACCTGGCGTCGCGGCGCGAGGCTTATGACGCGGAGAGCCTGCCGGCCGCGATTCGGGTGGTGACGGCCGGGGTGGACACCCAGGACGACCGGCTGGAGGTGACGTTCACCGGCTGGGGCGACGGCGAGGAAGCCTGGGTCATCCGCCATGACGTGCTGCCGGGTATCCCTGGAGAGGCGGAGGTCTGGGCCGACCTGGACCACGCGCTGATGCATTCGGTATTCAAGACGGAGGACGGGCGCGAGCTGAAGGTGCGCGCGACCTGCATCGACACGGGCGGCCACTTCGGGGCGCAGGTGCATGCGTTCTGCCGGGATCGGCGGGCGCGGCGCATCTACGCCACCAAGGGGGTGCCGAACGATCATCGCGGTTCCAAGCCGATCTGGGGCCAGAAGCTGCTGCGCAGCAAGAAGCGGGCCGACCGTCTCTGGGCGGTGGGCGTGGACACGGCAAAGGACGACCTGGCGGCGCGGCTGCGCATCGTGCCGCAGGCAGACGTGCCGACGCCGATGGCCGTGCATTTCCCGCAGGACGGGCTGCCGGTCGACTATTTCAAGGGGCTGACAGCCGAGCGCGCGGTGACCGAGATACGGCCCACGGACGGCCGCAAGGTACGGCGCTGGAAGCTGAAGGGGCGGGACCGGTACAACGAGCCGCTGGACTGCTTCATCCTGTCGAACGCGGCGATGCAGTCCCTGCCGATCCGGCTGTCGAAGACGGCGGCGCGGTCGCATGTGCCGGTGACAGCGGCGGACGGCGCGGAACCGGACGACGGGACGGGCAGTGAGGAAGCGAGAGACGGGGCAGATCAGGAGGCCCCGTCCTCGCGGCAACAGACGACCAGGCGCCCCCGGCGGCGCGGGCGATGGAGCGCGTATAGCTGATGGCGGAAGCGAGGGCAAAACCGCGCGTGCGGATCAAGGGCACGCCCACCGCGCGCTACATGGCGCATGACCGTTCGGGCGTGCTCAGCATGCGCCGCGCGGTGACGCGGGACGTCAAGCACGACGTGCGGCAGGCGGCGCAGCGATCCTTCGCGCTGGCCTTCGACTTCATGCAGAATTCGGGCTGGGTGGCCGGTGCGGCCGACCAGGTCATCAGCGACATGATCGGCACGGAACTGAAGCTCAACTGCCGGCCGGACCTGGCCGGCCTTGGATACGACGACAAGGAGCGGTCCGACTGGTGCCGCCTGGTGGAGAAGGAATGGCGGCGCTGGTCGCGCAACCCGGCGGAGTGCGACCTCGAGGGCAAGGCGACCATCGCGGAGACGCTGGACGGCGTGGCGCGGTATTATCTGGCCGGGGGCGAGGCCCTGGGCGTGCTGGATTTCCTGACCGCGCGCCAGCGACAGGGCTACGGCATCGAGACGGGCACCAAGGTGCGCCTTGTCGCGCCGCACCGGCTCACGCAGCACACCAGCCCGGTGGAGGGATGGGAACAGGGCATCTATCACGACGAGATCGGGCGGCCGCAGTTCTATCGCTTCACGCAGACGCGCGGCGGCATGGACCAGGGCGTCGATATTCCGGCGCGCACGGGCGGCGTGGCCAAGGTTGTGCACGTCATGGACCGCGGCGCGACGCCGAACAGCCCGCGCGGTATCTCGCCGATGACGCCGGCCTTCAAGACGGTCGCGCAAAGCGACCAGCTGGCCGATGCCACGCTGACCACGGCGCTGTTGCAGACGGCATTCGCGGCCACGATCCAGAGCCCGGAGCCATCGGATTCGGCGTTCGAGGCGCTGGAAACGCTGCGGGAGTCGGATTTCGAGGGGGCGGCGGAGGTGGCCGGGGATCTGTTCGACGTGTGGTATCAGCGGCTTGAGGCACTGAAATCCAAGTCCCTGTCGATCGGCGGCGATGCCAGCCAGGTCAACCATCTCGGGCCGGGCGAGGATCTGAAGCTGCACAGCTCGAACACGCCCGGGCCGCAATACAGGGAGTTCCAGCACTCGCTGCTGCGGGAGTTCGCGCGCTGCCTCGGCGTGACCTTCGAGTCGCTGGTGATGGACCATTCGAGCGCGTCCTATGCCAGCGTGAAGATGGCCCATGCCTCGGTCTGGCCGATCGTCGTGCGCCGGCGCGAGCGGATCGTGTCGCCCTTTGCGCAAGCGGTGTTCGAGGCGTGGCTGGACGAGGAAATCGCGACCGGGCGCATCCCGTTCAAGGGCGGCTATCGCGCGTTCGTGGCCAACCGCCGCAAGGTGGTCGACGCGGAATGGCGCGGCCCGCACCGGCCGTCGGCGGATCCGTTCCGGGATGCGCAGGCCAACAAGGTCGAGCTGGAGGCAGGCACGACGACGCTTCAGCGCATCTATGCGGCCAAGGGGCTCGACTGGGAAGAAGAGCTCGACCAGGTGGCGCGCGAGGCGGAGCGGTTCGAGGCCATCGGCGTGAAATCGCCCTATGGCCGGATGGCCGGAGGCGATGCCGGGCCCATGGGCGGTGCGGCCGACGGAATGAGAGAACCGGCCAATGGCGGCTGATCCCTGCATCGAGGCCGAGGAGCTGCGCGCCGCCCGACGTGACCTGGTGACGGGCCAGGCGGTCCGCGAGGTCCGGTTTGGCGAGGACCAGGTGAGCTACACCAGGGCGGACCTGCCCGCGCTCGACCGCCTGATCGCGGACGCGGAGCGCCGCTGTGCCGAGGCACAGGGCAAGCCGCGCCGGCGCGGGGCGCGCGGCGTGCGATTCCGCCCCTACTGAAAGGAGGTGCTGCATGGCAGCGATCTATGAGGACGGGAAGCTGACACTTTCCGGCTTTGTCGGCGACGATCTGTTCGGCGACGGCTTCACCTATGCGCAGGTCCTGACGGCGCTGGCCGGGGCTGATGGCGATCTTGTGGTGCACATCAACTCCGGCGGCGGCTTCGCCAGCGAGGGATCGGCGATCTACGCGCTCTTGGCATCCCGCGCGGGT